TAGTTATAAGAATGGAGCATATGAATAGATTTGAAAATATCTTAAAAGAAGAGGTAATAAGCTTAAACAATCTTATCTTTTTGCTAGACGAAGCAGCCAGAACAGAAAGATTTTTATCTAAACCAAGACATCCAGGAACACCGTCTATGTATGATTTATTAATAACAACTTATGAGAAGAAAGACATAGGATATTATGAGAAAGCTTTACTAAAATTAAGAGCAACACCAAAGCAGATAACACGCTGGGAGTTCGCCATAGACGCATTATTAGCCATAGAGATTGATATTTCCAAAGAACCGATACTAGATCGCCAAATAGTTTGGATGAGAGCTAATAGGTTTAAATGGACGCAAGTTGGAAAACATTTTGGTTTTAATAGAGTTTCAATCAAGAATAGATATATGAAAGTCCTAAGTGCCTTAGCAAATAAAATTAAAAAAAATAATAAAAGGTATTGCAAACTTAACAAAATTCTATACTTAATTTGATAGTCTTAAAAAAAAAATAAATAAATTTTCATAAATATAAAAAATAATTCTTGACTTGTAGGAATCTCCTATGTTAGTGGTTGAATTATGAAAAAATACATTTTAAGAAACTATAAAATCTTAGAAGCTGGTGTTGTTAAGGAATATAAACCAGAAGATACTGTTGATGATATGATGCCTGAAGATGAAGAGAGAACATATACTTTTAAAGCAGTAAAAAAACTTCAAGATTTAGGTTATAAAGATGGTGGACTTTATACTGAAGAAAGAGTTTTTATAAAACCATCAAAAGAAAACTTTGTTATAAATTAACAAAAAATATCAATAAACAATCATTCCTATAAAAAAAGTTATTATCACAGCGTTGAATATCTATTCTAGTGCTGTATAATAGCATTATAAGTACAATATATAAATCCGTACTAGAACGGTTTGAAGTTTAATTTCTTTTTTCTCTTTTTTTCTTTAGTGCTAGTAACTTAGTTTAAATTCAAAATCCTAAATCCGCTTATGGCTGGACGACATAAATATAGACTTAAATGTCAAACTATAAATAAACAAAACAAACTTCCTTGCAAAGCCAAAGGAATACTAATGAAGAATGGAAAGATCCGTTGCCGGATACACGGTGGTTTTTCAAGTGGAGCTAAAACATTAGAAGGTAAGATTAAAAGCTTAAAGAACTTAAGACAATACAAGAACTTAAATGACGAAGAAATTAGAACTCACATCACAAATAAGCAACGACATAGAGAGAATGCTGATGAACGGAATGCCTTTAACGCAAATATGCGAAAAGTCTGGTTCTCCAAGTCTTTCTAAAGTTTATGATTGGATCAGAACTGACAAAGTATTTGCAGATAAGATATTAACTGCAAGAAAGATAGCAGCTCAAACATATTTAGATAGAATGATTACTGAGCTAGAGAATGCTGATAATGGTAATATTGGAATTATTAAAGAGAAGCTTCAACACTATCGTTGGCTTTCAAGTAAGCTGATTGCAATCTACGGAGATAAGCAACAAGTAGCAATAGATCAGAAGGTAGAGATCAAGTGGTCTGATGAAGATAAGAGTTATGAGAATGAGATTAAGAATGTCTCAGAAAGTACGGTAGCTAGCACGTAACAAACACAGTTCCGCACACGACATGAGGTACGATATATATTAAGAGTAGAGTAAATGTTAACGATAATGTTAACTTTCTTTAAATTAGTTAGTGTTTGCGTACAGAACCAGTGGTTTATCAAACGATTGTTTAAATTTTCCAAGGTAAAAGAGGTTTTTTTCAAGAGGACCATACACCAAAAAGTAGTCGCTGCGAGCTAATACATTAATTATCGGTCAAACACAGACACAAACAAACAGATGAACAAATTTATAAAAGATAAGTTTCGAAATGTATCTGCCATTAGTTTTAAGGCTTACAATAATGAACTTATAATTAATTTCTCTGGCTTTGAAGAAGAAGAGGATTTAGCTGAGTTCTGCGAATTTGTTTTCAGAGCTATAAAGATGCCTTCTAATTTTAATGAAGGACCACCAACAGTTCATTAATGAAAATTACAATACCTTACAAACCAAGACCTCAACAGGCGTTGGTACACAAAGAATTAAATAAGTATAGATACGCTGTACTTTGCTGTCATCGCAGATTCGGAAAGACCGTAATGGTATTAAACCATTTGATTAAAGCAGCTCTTACAAATAAAAATCATAATCCTCGTTTGGCTTACATTGCTCCAACTTACAAACAAGCAAAGTCAATAGCTTGGGATTATTTAAAATTCTATACAAAATCTATTCCTGGAACTCGGTGGAATGAAAGTGAACTTAGATGTGATTTTGTCAACGGAGCTAGAATAACTTTGTTATCGAGTGAAAATTTTGAAAGCATTAGAGGAATTTATTTAGATATGGTTGCGATAGACGAAACTGCAAACGTATCTCAAGGATTAATTGACGAGGTTATTACGCCTGCGCTTAGTGATAGGCGTGGCAAGATGTTTCTTATTGGTACTCCAAAAGGAATGAATAATATTTTTTATGATTATTATTTAAAATCTCAATCCGATGATAAATGGTATTCATATAAGGCAAAAGCCTCAGAGACGAATATTATAGATACAGAAGAATTAGATGCTGCACTTGCCGTAATGGGTGATGCTAAATATCAACAAGAATTTGAATGTTCTTTTGTTGGTAATATACAAGGTTCAATTTACGGAGACTTAGTTGATGATTTAGATGACGCTAAAAGAATAGGAAATGTTCCTTACGATCCAGCTCATTTAGTTCATACTGCTTGGGATTTAGGTTATACAGATGCTTGTTCAATTATCTTTTTCCAGCAAATTTCTCACAACATTCATATTATTGATTATTATGAGAATGAAAAAGAAGCCTTGCCTCACTATGCAGAAGTATTAAAAGAAAAAGAATATATTTATGGAAATCATTATGCACCGCATGATGTAGAACAGACAGATTTCAGCTCAGGCTACACACGTAGAGAGGTAGCGAGTAATTACGGAATTAGATTTAGAGTTAGTCCACGAATACCTTTAGAAGATGGTATTCATGCTGTTAAAATGATTTTGCCTCGTTGCAAAATAAACAGTGATAACTGCTCTGATTTACTAATCGCACTTCGTCATTATCATAGAAAATATAATGATAAAGAGCGTGTATATAAAATAAAACCAGTCCATGATTTTAGTTCACATCCAATGGATGCTCTAAGATGTTTGGCTACTGGAATACAAGAACAACAAATAACAAACAAAGATCGTCAGCGTGTAGCTGATGGAAGTTACAGGATATTATAATTATGTCATTCATTGCTAAGATGTTTATGCCAAAGATGCCAGCTTTACCTAAAATTGAATTACCAAAGGTAGAAAATGTGCCAAGTGCTGAAGATGAAGCTAGAAAAGCAGCAGCAGAAGCTGATGAAAGAAGAAGAGCTTTAGGCAGAAAAGGTAGACAATCAACAATATTAACTTCAGCTAAAGGATTAAATGAAATCTCTGATGAAGAATACGAACAAAAAACCTTATTAGGTTAGGAGGAATATATGGGTGGATTTGTAAGAAAAATTGTAAAGAAACCAAAACCAGCACAAACAATTCAAAAAGCTGCAGTTAAAGCAGCTCCAGCTGGTCCAACTTCTGCTGAACTAGCTCAAACAAGAATGTCATCTATTAAGAGAAGAGGAAGAAAATCAACTAACTTAGGTGTTACTGATGATGATCTAACTTTATCTTTTAGAACTTTACTAGGATAATTAATGCAAGAACAAAATAATAAGGCTCTATCAGCAGAGCTAAAAAATAATTTATCAAGATTGATGGATAGAAGATCCAATTGGGAAACACATTGGCAAGAAGTTGCTGATTTAGTTATCCCAAGAAAATCAGATATTGTGGATGAAAAAGTTAAAGGTGATAAAAGACACTTAGAAGTATTCGATGCAACAGCTATTCATTCATTAGAATTATTAGCAAGTTCCTTACATGGAATGCTTACTTCTTCTGCTAATCGTTGGTTTTCTTTAAGATTTAAAGAAACAATATTAAATGAAAACGATGAAGCTAAAGAATGGTTAGAAGATGTTACAGATAAAATGTATATTGCATTTCAAAGATCAAACTTTCAACAAGAGATATTTGAAACTTACCATGATCTTTGTGCCTTTGGTACTGCTGGAATGTTTATTGAAGAAGACGAAATTGATATTGTTCGTTTCTCTGCTAGACACATTAAAGAAATTTATATTTCAGAGAATGCTAAAGGTTTAGTTGATTGCATCTATAGAAGATTTAAACTTACAGCAAAAGCAGCTGTTGAAAAATTTGGTATTGAAAATGTAAGTAGAGAATTACAAAACACAATTAAACACTCTCCGTTTGATGAAGTAGAATTTTGTCATGTTGTAAAACCAAGAGATATTTATAATCCTAAAAAAGAAGATAAAATGAATATGCCTTTCATTTCTGTTTATATGGAAATGGAA